GGCAACGGTCGCGGCGCTGTTCGCATGAACCGAGCAAAGGCGTCTGGCGTGTCGGCCGAGGCCAGCTCAATAAACCATGCGTTTGCTTCGCCTTCATTGATCTTCTCTCCATCCCAGTATACCGGATGCGCCAACATGAAGGCGTCCGGCGCGGCGTAGACCACACCGTTCGACAGGTGCCAGCCGAGGGTTTCCTCGAAGGTTTCGTCCGTGACGTGGTCGTCGTGCCATTGCTTTGCGCGTTGCCATGGGGTCATGCGTTAGGCCGCTCTGGCGAGGAAGCCGGACATAAACGTTTGGGTTGTTCCGACAACTCTGAAGCCTTTAGCATCAAAATGCGCGGCAAACAATTCTATATAGTCGCTAGATCCGTTCATGTAAATTAGATCCGACACATTAGAGACATAGGCGTCCGCTGTGGAGTAAGACCCGCGAGAAACCTCTGCTCCATTCTTATATATCATTGCCAATAGTATATTTGCCGTGGCGGCAACATAGACCGCTGCGTTAACTTGATAGTATCCCGCAACTGTTGGAGTAAATCTGCTGCTTGCAAAGTTGTTGTTTGTGTCAAAGCTCTCGGTTTCCAACGTCACTTTTGTGTTGACGCTCTGGCTTATGGTTTGCGTGGTAGTCTTATACGCCCGAAACGCTGGGCCATTGCCTGCCACGTTTGCGGCCAGCTTTGCTTGTGCGACAACCGCATCCGGCAGCGTCACAGTCTTGCTACTCAAGTCCAGCGTGCCCGCCAACTTGCTCGCCGCAATCGCCGCGCTCGCCGACACATCGGCGTCCACAATGGTCCCAGCAGTCAACGCCACGGTGCTCTGGCTGAGTTCGTTGAGTTTAGTCGGCGTGACGGTCTCGCCGGAAACGAAGGTTTTGATGGGGGTGATCGTGAGTGTTGCCATGATTTTGTTTCTTAGTTGTTAAGCTGCATTCCGCGTCTCAGTCGGCGGAAGGCTCTTCGGGCTGGCCTCCATTGAGGCGCCTCGAATTTCCGGCCGTCCGTTGCTGGTCTCGTAAATGATTTCGGCCGCGTGCGCTTTGTAGCGCACCGGCGACTTGGCGTTATAGTCCTCGCGGGTCGCCGCCGTTAGCGTGCCAATGGCGTCGTCCTCCACGTCAGGGTTGACCGTCTTGATCTTGGTCGTCAGCGTGGCGCCCGCCGGAATGACCACATCCGCGATGGTGCGCAGAAACCGTTTGCTGTGCATGTCCCCGAAATCGTAGCGCCGCGTGCGGATGCGCCCCGGCACGGAGGCCACGACATCCACCCCAGCGTCAGGACTATCGTCGCCATCCTCCCGGTGATTGAGCAGCATCAGGTAGCCGGCGCGGCTGCTGATCATAATGCGCCGCTCGCCCGCCACATTGCCGACGATAAAGTTGTTCGCGCCGAAGCCGTATAAATCCTGCGACTCCCACTGCTCCGTTAGCTGGTTGTAAATAAAGACCCCGTTGTTCGTGTCCGTATCGCCCGCCAGCGGCACCGCTAAGTAGTAGCGGTTATCTTGGTAGACCGCCACCGCATCGGCCACCAGATCCGCGTTGAGCGTAGCCAGCTTGTCGGCGATGGGATCACTGAGCGGTTTGGTGTCTCCGCGCAGTTTGAGGTCCAGCCGTGCATCAAGGCGGTAGACCCCGCTGTCGCTCAAGAAGTAGACGAAGTTGCCGGCCGTCACGATGGTCCGCCGTGCCGAGCAACCGATCTCGTCTGTCAAAACATCCAGCCGCGCCACAAGGCTGTCGCCATTGTCCGCATCGTAGGTCTGGTTCAGTGTGGCCAGCCAGATACTCTTCCGGCAGAAGATGAGCACGCTGCCATCCGCCCATGGGTGGATCGCCACGATAAAGTCGTTGCCGCCCTTACCTACGCGGAACGACTGCCAGAAGGGATCATATAGGTCGGGGTTGAGCACGTCCGATATCATCACGCCTTGGCGCCCATCCGGCAGGATCAGCCGGTTGTTGATGTAGGTTGCCCAAGGAACCGACCGCATCTTCTTGTAGGTCGGGCCTTCAGCCGGAACGCCGGCCGGTGCGCGAACAAAGTCGTTGGAGGGATCGCCGTCCCAGTAAAGAGGCGGCTTTGTTCGGCGCACCTGAGTGTTGGCACCGGCGTTTGGGGTGCCGCTGGGCACTGTGACCGTAAAGCGGTCAGCGTCGATCACCGAGGCGATGTCGTATTCGTGTCCGTCGAAGGCCGCCGCTGACCCGCCCTCGATGCGGACGCGGGCGCCCGGCTCGTAGCCGTGGCCGTCTACATAGACAGTCGCCACCGTGCCCGCGACCTCAATGCCTTCACCGCTGGTAAAATTAGTGCCCCATCCGGCCTGATTGCGGTCGGCTTCGCGGAACAGATAAAGCCGGTCATGCGCCTGCAACATGGAAACCTTGTCAGTCGGCTCGATGATCTCGTCCGGCGGGGACGGCAGGTTGATTTGCGGCCTCACCGCAATGACCAGCAGCTCGTCATTGGTATCGGTGATGAGGTTCTCCGTGGAGCTAACGGCCAGCACGGCCGCCGCGCCAGCCGATGTGATGTCGAGTGCGCTGTCTGTGATGTAGGTGAAAACGCTGTCCGGCCCCGCCAGCAGCACCGCCTCGGTGCCGATGTTTTCCTCCGGCAGCAGCATCAGCGCCGAGGCGAAGATGCCGCCATCGTAAATCGCGCGGACAATCGGCTCGTTCGGCGCGGGCGCCAGAATAAACGGCACCGTCAGCGGCGTCCCGCTTACCGAGATGTCGCTGGCCAGCCGCTTGGCGCCCTTGCGCGTCTGCGCCGTCCCGCGCTCCAGTCGCATGTTCACGCTCTCCTGCAACATTCCGGCGGGCAACGACAGCGGGTTCATGCGCGAGGCAAACCCGACAAATCCGCGATCACCGTCGCGTTGCACTGGACTTTCTAATGCCATTAAGCGGTGACAGCCTTGATCACGGCGAAGTTGATGACCGGAGCGTCCGTTGCCGTGCCGCTAATTGTGCGGAAGTTGATATTGAAAGAGCCGGCGGCCACGGCCGTTACGACAAACTCGTATGGGTTGGTTCCGCTGCGCTGATTAACAATAATAACGTCGCTGGCGCTAACCGTGGAGTTGTTGACGGTAAATGTTTGCGCCGTGGCCGAACCTGCCGCGCTGAACATCGTGATGCTGCCGCAAGTCTTGTCGATAGTGACGGCCGTGGTCCGGCTGGTTGCCTGCGTCACGGTTCCGCCGGCGCCGGTCGCGTAGCCAACGCCAGCCGTCCCTGTCGCCACCGCCGACCCGCAGGTTAGCGTGCCGCCGCCAAGATTCAGCGGCGTGGCTTCAGCGCCAGAGGCAATCAAACCGACCTCTTGCAAGCTGTCCAACAGATCCGCCGTCACGGCCGGTTGATCCACCGGCGCGGCATTCCAGAATCCGAGGAGCTGGTTGGTCGCCGTGCCGATGCGCGTGCCGACCGTGCTGCTCAGTGCATTGTTTTTCTGCGAGCGAACGCAGTCACCCTTGAGTTGGGCGGCCGTGACTTTTTTGGTCACGCCGCTGTCATCAATAACGAGGTTGTCGCTGTCGTCCGGTGTTGCGCCGAGTGCGGTGAGTTGGTCGATTGTTTTGGCCATGATTAGTTGAGAGTTGAGGGGTGAGGGTTGAGAGGGTTAGAAGCGGTTCCACACCTGCGGGTTGGCCCGCACGGCGAGCCACATGAGCGTGGCTTTCCAGCGGGGCGTGCCGTCTTCGAGCATGAGGTTATACATAAGGTCGTCGGCTTCTTTGCGGGTCATGCGGATGCCATCGGCGACGTGGCCGAGTTTTGCGTAGACCCAGTCGTGGATGATGACCGCTCTGTTGTAGGGGCCGTAGCGGTGAGAGATTGCGGTGAGCGGAAAGGGGACAGTAGCCAAGTCAGTCTTGAAACCGCTCGGGACTTCGATGAGGACGCCTTCCCACAGGCAGCACACCGGACGGGCCGTGACCCAGTGTCTGCCGTCAAAAAATAGAAGAGGGTTCTCATGACAGGTCATTTGTCGGGGCGCGGCTGGGTGAGGACGTAGCTGACGGTCTTGGCGTTGTTGCGTTTAAGTTCAGTCTCAACGAGCGCAATGAAGGCCGGCCATTGCGCAGGCGGGATCGTCTGGCAGCCCTCGCTGCTCACGCTTCGGTTGCTTCCCTTGTGGATGTTGATGCCAAACCATCCGGTCTCTTCTTGCCCGCCGTCGCGGCTGACGGTGACTGGACCGCCTTGCACCAAAGCCCTGTAAGGGTTGCCGCTCCGAATGCCGTGCTTGCCCAGCTTGTAGCGCCAGACACCTTGCTTGAGGCTGGCGTATCCTTTGCGAACCTTGGGATTGATGCCGTAATTGGCCGGATCGACATTGGCGTTGAAGGCAACGTGGGCATTGGGCGAGACAAGGATGATGGCGTCGTCATAGATTCCACGGTCCTGTCGGCCCTTCGCCCCCATCGAATCGCGGTAATAGCCGCGAATACCGACCAGACAAACCGGATCACTGACACCGGCGCTCTTTAGCTGGCGCTCAGTGTCGATCCGCTTTTGTTGTGGTCGGTTCTTTGGGATCATGAGGAAGCAGGGAGCGTGGAGCGGGGAGCTTGGAGCGTGGAGGCGGCAGCTTCGACGGTCACGGGGCCGACATAGCCGTCGAGCTTGAGGTGCTGACCGCGTCCGTGTGTGTTGAGAAGCGCTTGGATTTGCTTGCCGTAGTCTTTGAGGATGTTCGCGGGCAGCTTGGTGACGATCACGTCGATGATGCCCCAAATGACACCGGCAACTACCGCCTCGTTGAGACCAAGAGCGCGGACATCGAAGCCGCTTTTGGTGGCGAGGTAGGTGATAGCAGCAGCAGCGGCAGCCGTGACGAGCTTTTGCAGGATCGGGCCGCCGCGACTAAGCAGCAGGCGGACGAGTTGTCGTTCTAGAAAGTTTTTCATTGTTCGGGCTTTTTCCACTCCTTGTAGGACTGGTAGAGGTTGTTGATGTTGGGAACGTAGGTGATCATCACCTTGATTGACCCCCAGTCGCCGGCCTGCGTCTTCTCGCCGTCCACCGGCGGAAGCGGAATGGTCACGCATCCACCAAGGATGAGCGCGATGGCCAAGCCGAAGGCGAACTGCGGGCGGCATTTCATTAGAGTCGGGCGTCGTGGTCTTTAGCCATCCAGAGGCCCCATGCGCTGGTGAGCGCGGCGGCGATGAGGCCGATGTCAGGGATTTGGCCGGTGGTCAGGTATTCCTTGGTGCCGGTCATGAGGGCGATGAGCGCCGTGAGCGCTGCAATGGTCGTTGTTTTCCAGTTTCTCATTTGTCTGCTTTCTGTTTCTTGCGGAGGTCGTGAAGGACCGAAATTAAAGTGACCACCCCGACTGCCAGACCGACGCAAAGGCCGGCGACCCGGAGATAGACTTCGAGCTGCGAAACCAGCGAGACAGCCGCCGAGCCGATGCTGGCAAACGTCCCCAGCGCTCCGCGCTCGACCGTGCTCATGTGGCTATGCAGCAGACTCATGGCTATTTGCGGTAGGCGATGACCGTGCCGCTGTGCAGCTTGATGGCGCTGAAGAAGCCGTCGAGGGTCGTGCCCGCCTTGATGAGCGCGGCGCTGGCCTCAGTGGCGTTCGCGGCGCCGGTCAGGTTGCCGGTGAGCGTGTGGAACTTGGTGTCGGTCATCACGTCGATGGAGACGATGTCAGCGGTGACGGTGTTGGTGTCGCCGATGAATTGGCTGCCGGACGTGCGGTTGGTGATGCGGGTATTCGGGTGCATAATTTAGTATTGGTTGACGCGGGCGGTCCACATGCTGGGCTGCCCTTGCTGGAAATAGTATTTGTCGCGCTGGCTGATCAGCTCGGACTCGGCCATCTGTTCCATGGCGAGTGCCTTGTCTAGCTGGCCGTCTTCCGTGAGAAGATCCGAGGTCAGCATGAGTGCGACAGCTTTGGCGATGACGGCGGGCACGGTTGCGGTGAGGTTGCTGGCGCTGTATTCGGTCGGGCGGATGCGGAAGTTGACCCAGACGGTGGTTGGCAGGTCGCTGCTTTGCGGGAATCGCACGTTGTCGCCAAGCAGTGTGTAGCCAATCTGGCGGGGTGCAACGTGGGTTGCAGGACTGTCTCTTAGGACGCCGAAGACTTGCCCCATGGCGGTCTGGCCGGATTGTTCGTAAGGAATGAAGTAGCCGTTGGTCTCGTCGCCTTCGACGGTGCGTTCTTCGACGCGCATAAGCTCAGGCCAGTCGGCCCACTCCCAGCAGTCCGCGATGCGTTCGTTGGCGGCGGCGGTCATCATGGTTCTTGCGCCGGATGGGATGTTTTCAATCGCGCTTCCGTCGTTTCCGCTGCGTTGCCATGCCCTCAAGAGGATAGACTGTAAGGTGACAGTCCTCATTGCTCTGAGACAACCGGATCGGGGCGCGGGGCGATGATCACGGTGTCGCCGGACCAGACCCATTCGCGGGTGCGGGTTTCGGGGGCGCGGACGCTGCTGCCTCCGGCGGCGAGGATCTGGTTGATGCCGGTGGCGCTGCTGACGTAGAGGGTGAGCAGTTGTTCGCTTTGCGCTTCGCCGAGGCGTTCGAGGACGGACTTGAGGGTGGCGTCGTCGAGGCCGAAGATTTTGGCGTGCAGGGTGGAGAGGCTTTGCGCGTAGAGTTCGCCGTAGTAGCGGCTGGCGGCGGCGGCGCGGTCGATGTCGCTGAGGGCGCGTTCGGCGGGCGTGACAGGGATGAGTTGCGCGTGGGCGCTGGCGGTGGCGAGGAGGAGGATGAGGAGATGTTTCATGGGTTAATCGAGTTGAACGGCGCGAAGGTAAGAATTGGAAAGGAGGGTTGAGACGTTGGTTGTGTTGTTGGTCGGCCACCAAGCAATGAAAACCGTGGTGTTGCTGGTTCCGGCGGGGACGTAAAGTTTGCCCCAATAAACCCACGTCAGATTTGCGCCGGCGATGACGGTTGACGGCGTTATGTAGCTTTGATTGGTGGCGTTCTGTTGAATGCCCACGAGTGATCCTCCCACGTTGATAGCTACACCGTGAGCGCGGCGACCGCTGGTTGTTGGCAGGCCGAAAACGAGGTAATTGACGTTGCCGGTGTCGGCCCATGTGAGCGCCCAAGAGACCTCATGCGCCTTTCCGGCAGTCAGGGTCACGGATAGATGCGGGTCTTGGTTTTGCGACGAGTCCGGCCATGTGTTGTTTGTCCAGTTGCTGCGCGAGGTGTTTGTGGGTTTGGTGGCAAAGGCGACCTTGCTTGCCACGAAGGACGAGCCGCCCGCGCCGTCTGCGGTGAGCAACGCACCATTGGCGGCGGCGGCGCTGGGCGGGTTGCCGGCGGTGAGCGCGCCGTTGGTGCCGATGATGGCGGTGCGGGAGTTGGCGTTGGTGAGCGGGGAGAAGCGGAGGTTGTTGCTCCAGACGAGCGTGTTGGTGCGGCGGGTGACGACGTTGCCGTTGGTGTCGGTGACGAGGCCGATGTTTTGCGCCATGGCCGAGCTGGCCATAAGGGCGGCGAGGACGATGGCCGAGAGGGCAAAGGCTACCGAGCGGACGACGCTGTCGGTGCCAGTGACTTTGAAGGTGAGCGTTTCGTTGTCGGTGATTTCTACTTGCATGCTGCGGGTCGGGGCGCCGTCGTCGTAGATGAGGAATGCGGCGTCTGACATGACATCGTGGAAGCTGGTGTCGGTGAGCTGGTAGTCGTTGTCGCGGCTGGCGCCGACGATGGCTTTGCGGACATACACGCCGGCTTGTTTGTAGGACGAGAAAGGCCAGGTGCCGGAGTTCGAGCGGACGAGCCAGCGGCTATCGAGGGCCGCCGATCCGTCGAGCGGGAGGTCGGCATAGGTTGCCACTTCGCCGCTGAAGAAAGCAGAGCCGCCGCCGCCTCCGCCAGATCCTTTCTGGTCGAAGTTGCCGGTGAACGGATTGAAGGCGAAGCCCATTGCAAATTAGAAATTGGAGATTTAAGAGCGGGTGACGGTGGCGATCTTTGCGTCATCGCTGGACGGCGTGCCGCCGACATAGGTGAAGGTGAGCGTGGCGACTGTCTGGCTGCCTTCTTTGTAGACCACCGTGGAAAGATTGTTTGTCGTGGAGACGTAATTCAGCTCAACCGCGTTGTGCTGCGGAATATTTAGACCGGCGATGTTTCTGACGGAGACGTTCGGGTGCATGGGGCAAAGAGGGATGAGGTCTGAAACTTGAAACCTGAGTGAGTGTTAGGCCGCTGGCGCGGCGGACATGCCGAGTTGCTGTTCCTGCGCCATCTTTTGCAGCGCTGGTTGGGCGCCGGTGCGGCCGATGACGGCGTTTTGCTGCTGCTGGAGCTGGAACTGGAAGGCTTGTGCTCGGGCGTCGATCATTTTGCGGAAGATTTCGTCCTGCTGATACCGCTGCTGGACGGCGGGGTTGGACTGAATGATCGTCTGCAAGGTTTGCAGGCGGACCTGCGCGTTTTGTCCGCCCTCCTTGAGCGGGGGTTCGGTGCCTGCGGCGATTTTGG